ATGATTCCGCCGTAAGGCGTAAAGCTGATGTTGGATGCGGTTTGACCAGCGATAGCGTTGCTAACGTCGATCAAATCCCAAGTGGCACCGTTGGACAGGATCATGTCCGGTGGCGCTAGGGCAACAGGCGGGGCGTTGCCCGTGCCGTTACCGCTTTGGCTTACCACCACGTAATAACGGTTGTTAGTGGAGCTGGCCGCCGGCAAACCTGCACCCACCGTCAAACCGGCGGCTGAACCAGCCGATGTCACGCTGGCAACTAGGTTGGTGTTGGCGTTATAGGCGCCGGCATAGACCAGCTCGCCGCTGGTAATCGTAATCGGTAGCCACGCACTGCCTGACCACAAGTACAGGTCTCCGTTAAGTTCGTCCCAAAATTGCTGGCCTTTATATTCAGCATTTGGGAAAGTTACCACACCACTTGTGGAACCTGCACCACCAAATTGAACTGTTGATGAATCAGCTAGTTTGACGCCAGTAACACTATTAGTGCCAAGTAAAACAGCGGCAAATGTACCAGTAGTAATTTTGCTTGCGTCTAAACTTGGAATGTCTCCACCAGTTAATGAAGTGCCAGCATTAACATGACCCTCCGAATCAACTGTTACCTTTGTGTAAATACCAGACGCAACAGTATTAGTATGATTTAATGCACCGCCTCCAGTGACATTTAAGCCGGTGCCTGGAGTGATTGCGCCAAGATTTACCGAGGTGGCAATGGGAAGATCGCCTGCAGTTAGTGCTCTAAAGGTAGGGGCTGTGCTAGTTCCAGAAGCGGGTCCAGCAAAAATAGTATTTGCGTTTTGATTTTCTAAAGATGTTGTAACAGTGGCGCTAAAATTATCAGGATAGGCAACGCTAAAAGCTAGTGGAGTGGAATCGCTGAAAGTGACTGTTGATAATGCCGATGTACGAATCCAGCTTGATCCATCCCATGTATAAGTGAAACCAGTATTGCTATTAATGTGACGTTGACCAATAAAATCTCCAGCAGCAGATGGAACATTTCCCGCTACTACTGTTGCACTATTATCAGCTAATTTTGCCCCAGTTACTGCATCGTCATTGATCAATGAAGTGGTAATTGAACTGCTGGCAATATTTGCTCCGCTAATCGTGCTTAAAACAGATAGGCCACCTAGCCCTAAAGTGGTACGCTGGGCACTTGCATCAGCGTCGTCCAATAATGCCCGGCCAGCGGCTGTACACGTAATTTCTTCGAAAACTCCAGAACCGGCAGAACTTCTTCCAAGAATAACATTAGTAGCACTTGCATTCTGTAGTTTTGCATATGTAATTGCATTATCTTGAACCTTGGCTGTACTAACAGATGAACTCGCTAAAACTGTTGTATCCACAGAACTCGCCGCCATCTTGGCTAAAGTGACGGCTCCGTCAGCTATTTTTACTGTTGTTATACCACTATCTTGAATCTTGACGGTGGTAACTACACCACTTGCTAATGCAGACGTATCAACAGCTCCAGCCGCAAAATTACCACTAATAATGGTTCCGCTGGCAATTTTGCTAGCAGTAACTGCTTGATCTTGGATTTTGGCCGTTACAATTGCATCACTTCCTAAAGCGGTTGCATCAATACTGCCAGCAGTAATATTTGCTCCACTAACTGCATTCAATAAAGCAATACTGCCAAGCCCTAAAGTGGTGCGTTGCGCACTGGCGTCCGCATCGTCCAACAATGCACGGCCCGCTGCAGTGCATGCGATTTCTTCAATAACACCGGATCCAGCAGAACTCCTTCCCAGGAGAATATTTGTCGCACTTGCATTTTGTAGTTTCGCATATGTAACAACACCATCTCCAATTGCAGTGGCACCAATCTTCGTGGTGCTGGCTTGATCTATTTTCGCAATATCAATGGAAGAATTATCAATAAGGTCTAAAGCTGCCTCTTGTAAATTCTTGACCGTAATCTTCTTAGTCTCGTTGGCACTGTTGTCAACAATAGGCAGAAGATCTACAGCTTCTACATTGGCTTTTGGAAGCTCATTAAGCTGCGAAATTGCAACGCTTGACATGGATGATTGGCCGCCACCGTATAGTATCTAGCTTAGCATTATCAATTCAAGACAGCCTTATTGTCTTTAATCAGATGCTTGTATTGTCAAATAAGTAGTGTCAAAGATAGAACGCACCAAGCCAGCTCCACCACTTGCCACCGCAAGAGTGGCTCCAATCGGACCCACTCGATAATTAATCTCGCCAGTGGTTACAAAGTCTACCTCGCATAGAATTAAATTTTCACTGCTCACATCTACGCCTGCGCTAGTAATTAAGCCCGTGAACTCATAAAAAATACTCACATCGTTATTATTGCCAAGACCTTCGGCTAAAAACAATTGACAATCAAAGGCGCTTCCAACACTTACTCTATTCATCACTTGAAGCATAACCATACTTGCTTCTTTGGAACTGGTTGTTTCGTAATTAAATACACAACTAATTGATCCGGCGCCGCTAAGTAAACCAGCTTCGTATTGCCCACGGAATTGATCTCCTAACGTGGTCACATCTATCGCGGCTCTTTCCGCCGTGAAGTTATAACTAGTAACATCACCTAATGTTTGATAATCTACATCCTCCAGCTTGTAGGTAATAGGAATTTTAGTGACACCGGCTGGCCAAGCATCGGTCACTGTAATTTCATTTGCACGAATATTATTGATAGCGTCCGTGAATGTATTAAAAAATCGCAGAAGTCCCGTCGATTTACCGTCAATATTATTTCGCTGCACGTAAAAAGAGGCCTGAGTGGGCGTAACTCCACTAACCGCAGGCAAAAAATGAAGACCGTTGGCGGCTTTAAATGCCACGCGATCTCCAGTAATTAAATCATCTGCAGGGGACTCTACCGCCACGCGATTCAGCCCCAAATTGACATCAGCTTTAGCTACCTCGGCTTCAACTTCGTGCTGCCCCGAACTGCGTTTAAAACTAATAAAACCATTGTTCCCGCGAATGTATGGCATATTTTATTTAGTGGCATCAGGAACCTTGTCAAGTTCACCACTGTTCGTAAACTGAATGGACATGACTGTTACTTCGTTCGTGCTGCAAGTAATTTGAGCATTAGTTATAAAAACATTCAGCTTAATTTGCTCTCCACTATCATTGTATGGTTTTAAAGTTAAGGAGGTAGGCAATTTATCGGGGGCGCCAGATTTTTTTAAAATTGTCAATAACAAATCAATGGCATCTTTTTTGGTTGCTGCGCCATCTCGATAGTAAAATAACGACGCACTTCCCGTAACGTTGGTCCTGCCTGGAAAATATTCAGGTTGGTCATCTTTTAGCGCAGTCACTTCTATAAGATCAGTAACAGCCTCTAAAGACCAGTCTTTCACTTTTACTAATTGGTTACCGCTAAGCAATACTTCACCATCCCGGCCATGATAATAATTTGTAGTATTAAGGGCCATGATTAGCTTTGCGGCATTTGATTAATTAACTTCATGATAGCCGGTCCAGTCGGATTGTGTCATTCCTTCCGCAATCAAGGCTTTACCATTAACACATGGATATTCAGATGCTTTAATAGTCATTTCCATCTCTTCGTCCATGGAGATCTCCGTAATTCTAAATATTCTCTTGTTTCCAACCACTGTACCAAGTACAAATAAATATCCAGCCTTGCCAGCAAGTGTTTTTGTAGTGTTACTGTAAAAAACAGTGGCACCATTATTGCTAAGATCTACATCTACTGGCGCCAACACAGCTTCTCCAGGCGAATAAAACAAGATTTTATATGTACCATTGGGGATTTGCACGTTAAAGGGAAGGTTTAATGATCCGTCATCATTGATTGATCCCGTATAAAGAGAGTCCCACGAAGTATGCCCAACATCTACATAACATAAGCTTCCTGGCGCTATTGGTGCTTCCATGGGAAATGTTTTAAACTCTACTGCCTTTTTGATATGAGCACGAGTATTGGTAATTAACTTGCCAAACAAAATTGCTTGCCATTGCGTTGTAACAAAAGCCGATAAATCAAAAGTTTGCCTCAAGCTATCAGTTTCTACTGCTGTTTTACGCCTAACTGTTATGCTCCTATTCCGAGGAAAACCGTCTTCCGTTTGTGTATCTCGATAAACAATTTCAGCAATAATATCACGAGTTTGACTGCCATAATCTAAAAACTCTTCTTTATAACTATCTATTAATATATTTCCAGCCGTAAACATACAATTAATTTGATACTGAGAAGCATCTATTAATCCGGTTTGTGCATTAAAGGGAACGGCAGGGATAAGAGTTTCACGTCCATTTATACGAGCCATTTCCAATAAGCTCATCGGGGCTGTTTCCGTCCAAAACTCTCGCCAATTTTTTGTTTCGGCTATTACACCATCCATATATAAACGATTTGCCTTGCAAAAACGTTTTGCAGCTCCCAACTTCACTAAATCAACAGCTTCAAGACGAGTGTAACGTCCAATGCCATTTTCCTCGTCAGTAATAGTATCTAAAAAGATTTCTGGAGCCAAAGAACTTGCTTCTATTAAGCCTGTATATGCTCCAGTGTTTTCATTAATCCTTTTGATCTTTTTACCTTTTGTCACATAAATAGATAGAGCGCGAAGCTCTTGTAGATTTCGTCCTGAATAAGCATTGAATCCAAGTAATGCCACGTTTTTATAGTAAGGAAAACTAGACGCGCTGGAACGGCTATTAATACTAAAATCAATGCGCTGTTCTGTAACTGCTGTCACCACAAACTCAGCGCCACCTTCGTAACTAAATTCTGTTTGGGTGTCGGTTGCAAGATTAAATAAATCCCACTCATTGGTGCCATCGGGGCTAATGTTTTTCTTTGGATAACCACTATTAATCAAATCAGGCAAGCCTGTATTTTGATTTATTGTGCTAACCACTTGCTTCTTGCCTTTCCAGAAAACCGTCATGCTTAGACCATTGACAGTTTCAATATTTTCTTTATAGTTGCCGTTATTTTCTAAATAATAAATATAAACAGACGATGCACTAGTATCTTCTCCCCGCACTTCAGCCACAATATCTACAACAGGCTCTAAAGAGAATCGCCATTGAGTGCGTTGTGATCCAGTGGCCTTGCTGGGATTAGCCGTAGTGCTAGGAGGCGCGTAATTATCTGCATTGTCAATTACATCAGTAGTCCCCTGTGGAAGTTTGATTTTAAGTGAAACATAATTATCATTTGTTGCGGCACGTCTTACTGCAAAAATGCCAGGATAAGTAATAAAATTTTCATCAGCATTTCCATCTGGCTTCACTCGTTGATAAGTTAGCCGAAAGAATGCAGTACGATATTTGGTTCCGTTTTGATTGACATTAAACCCGGCAGCGGTAACACCAGCAGTCCCATACTTATAAGCTCTACCGTTGATTTTTCTGTAAACACGAGCGCGGATTGCAAATTCTATTGTGTCAGGATAGGAAATAGTTTCGTAGGCGGCTCTATTTATAGAAGCCAAACATTTTGTGTAATATCCAAGCGAATAATTTTGAGCGTTCTTATCATTTATTTGCTCTCTTGTTTCCTTGATGATTTCATTGTATTCCTTGACAATTTCATCTTCATCAATATATGGCTGAGAATTTACTGCATAAGATTTGCGTCTAGCAACTGCCTTGGTGCGTTCTGCTTGATAGAAAGCAAGTTTAGTGGCCAGTTCCGTGGCGCTTTCCGTGCCGTATAAATTACGCTCTAATACAACGCTAGGAACGGTTGGTCCAAAACCAGCGCGTATACAACGAAGTCTAACAATCATGTCTGTTGTTAATTCATCGTCACCTTCAATAGTTAATGTTTCAAAAATTGCTGTGCCTAACTTCCAAGTATTAGAAACATCAATGGATTGAGCATATTCCCGTCTAAAATTTTGAGCCGCCTCAAGTGGCTTCCAAATATCTTCTTTTTCAGTCTTTTTATAAGGAGGGTCTGGAATAAGAGCCAATCTAAGTTTATACTCAGCGCCAATTGGAATTTTGCGAGCACTTAAGCCAGATGAAGACCAATACTGACTTAATGGATAAGACGTATTGCCAACATCTTCTAATGTGACCAATAATTCACCTGACTTACTACTTCCACCAGTATTGCGGACGTAAACCTTTGTAAATAAAGGAATGACTTTGGCGAGGCTAAAAACCTTATTGTTACTAGGCGAATAAGCTTGACTAAAACCAAACACAGTATTTTGATCTTCTGGATCAACAATTAAATCGTAAGGATAAACAGGATTGGCCTTATTGTTTTTTGATAAAGCGTTATATATGGGCTCGTGTTCTAAAATTTGTGGTATTTTTTGAGTGCCCGATAAAGATTTATTTGGATAGTCTCGTAAATCTGCATATTCCATTCTTCCGCCATTAGCCCTATAAAATTGCCAAACAGAAGATGAAATTGTACGAACGGGAAGTTGATCAATTGCAGTGCGAGTGAAGTCGACTTCCTCTAATTCGCTAGCCCCAATAATTGTCAACAACTGCATATATTGACTTGCACCAAGACTTGTAACAGAAGACCAAACCAGTGAGGTTTTAACCCTCACTCCACCCTGTAAATTATCTTTAATACTTCCATAAATTAAATTAATAGGATCGCCATATCTTGCCACTTCTTGGAAGCCATTGAAGCCAAAACGAGGAGCAAACACTTGATCCCTATTTTGGACACCGGCACCTGCTCTGGGTGTTGATGCTTGGCGAGCTTGTGGAGCTGTCAGAGCAGCCGCCACTTGAAATATTACACCAACAACAGTTAGGATAGCGATTACAGCTAGAACATCGTTTCTAATATCTAGCGAACTACCTGTTTTAATGTCTGCATATTGTTCTTGATAAGCCAAAAATTCAAAATATTCCTCTTCCGTCACCCCCAATGAGTGAATTAAATCATGTTCGTAGGGAAGAAGACGGCGATTCATTTGTGTAATTTAAAAAAATGACCCACTGGATGGCAATGCTTGGCAAGAATAACGCCAAATTGCTTGCTAATAAAAAGCAAGCTCGCATCATCCGTTAAAGTGCCTAGTGCCCCCACGTGAACGCCTGGCATTAATACAATAGCATGTGGTTCAGGCTTCTTTAATCGCTTTCCATTATCTAGTAGCCATTTAACAATGTTGCGCTTTGGAAAATTATTTTCTGTGTGTTTTGATAAAATAGCAATCACTTCGTTTGTGTAGTCATAATAACCTAGCCTTTTGTGAACTTCGGCGGCCAAAAGAGCACAATTAATTGCTCCAGTGCCGTCTCCATATTTAGAAGACCAAGAATATTGAAGGCCAATCAAGTCGTTCATTGCAGGGCAAGCTCGGCATTGTTTGGCAGTAATCCGGCAAGTTCGCGAGTGATATAACGACTTGGAAAATTATTAATCACGCTATCAATTGCAGATCGAAATCTTAATTCAATAGTTGTATCACTAAAGCTGGCCCCAATACCAATGTAATAACCTTCCTCCTTTGGCATTGAACTAGTCAAAGAATCGTCTGGCGGCAGCCATAAAGTATACAAAATAAGACTACTTAATCTATTACCATTGCCCTGTTCTACAAGTTTAATTGCATATTCGCTATATGGAAATAAGATTTGCAAAATACCGTTATCACCATTCAATGCATTCGTCTGGGCCTCAATACGAAATGGCGCAAAATCATATGTATTCCCCTGAAAGGCCTTGCTTTCTGACATGAAAAAATTTTGGTAATAATATGAGGATTCTGGACGCAATATTCCATTTGCGTCTTTCCATTCATCCGTTTCAATAGTTAAAAACTGAGCAAGCCTTAATTGACCAGTCATGCCGCGATGATGCCTCCTATTAATAAAACTGTTACTGTTTGCCTATTCTTTAAAACCGATTCTACTTGTGGAGGTTCTGCGTATCTCCATCGAATTCCATCTGGAGCCCTGATGTAGTCTTCTACGCTTGCCGCGCTACCTTTGTATTCAGTGGTATATTTATCGTCCAGTCCCACCCAAACGATGGGAGGCACAGAAAATCCTTCCACTCCACCTTCGGAGTTAATATAGTGTTGCATTATTTCTAATACAAATTCATTACTTACAGCCGTATATTCCAGGCTTAATTCATAACCAGTTGGTTTGTTACCAAACGTGATGGTTGAAACAGCACCAGATAATCCTCTATATTGCTTTTGAGGAAAAGTTCCTTGTTTAAAACTGCGCTTTGATGGACAACGATTAGGAAATCGATCCGGCAGCAATGATGATAATAATGGCATTATTTTGAGGGCCAGAGGCCATTGTTAAATACCAAGCTGACGACGAGCGGAAGGAGACTGCTGTAATTTATCAAGAGTCATTGTCATGCCTCTTTTAGCACCATCACGAGCAGCTTGGCGGCGAGTGGCAACCATGGCTTCCTCTAATTGCTGCCTGCTCACGTATTCTACACCATTGATAGTTGTGCTTTCAAACTTAAACGATAACACTGGATTCGCTCCACTTATGCCTTTTTGTTGCATTTCCTCTCGCAAAGATCCTCCTTTCATTTGCACGGGAATACTTTTGCCATCTGGTAACGGGACAATGGCTTCGTTATATTTTCCTTCTCCAATGAGACCAAGCGTTGGGCCTTGTACTGTTCCACCGTTAGCAAAAGCCCTAAAGCCACCTTTCCATACAGCGCCATTAGCAGCCATTCCTAAATTCATGAATCCACCAATGGCACCGGCTACGCCCAGCAGGATAGAGCCAATCCCGCCTAAAACACTAGAAGTGTCTCCTTTTTCTATTTGTTTAATGCCAGCCATAATGCCCATGGCGGAACCGGCCAACATTCCAATGCCTTGAACAATGCCGCCAAGAGTTCCAACAAAACTGGAACCATTCTTAGTAGCATTCTTGGTGGCATTGGCAATATTATCGGCATTTTGATTGAGACTTTCGGAATAACCAAAACTAGTCTCACTAATATCCTGGAAAGACATGCCTATGCTTTCAGCGGCAGCGTTAAATGCTCCTGAAGACTGAGTGAAGCTTTCTAAATTAATTCCAGAATTAGCAAATATATTTGATATTTCTCCACCCCCATAACCACCACTAAGATATCCAGCGTTGATTGCACTGGGATTCATAAGGCCGCCAGGACCAATACCTTTGATAATATTCGCAGTGGCCTGCTCGCCTCCACCGCCTGGCGTATTAAGAGAAGTGGTGAGCTTGTCTAATGCCGTGGTGTTTTTATCAGTGGCAGTAGTATTTTTGTCAGTGGCTTCCACTGGAGACGTGGAAGGTTTGGTTGCCGTGCCTTCTTCTAGGGCAGTCTTGGGAACCAATGCATCCGTGAAGATTTTGTTAAACGTATTTTTAAGCATATCCTCCATTGGCTTCATAGTGAAATCCAGGAAAATAGTCAACACTCTATCGGAAAGTCCTTCCTGGAATTGTTGCAATGCATCAGCAGCATCTTCGCCGCTAATCACTGCTTTTAAGAAGCCCTTATAGTCCGATGAAGTGGAATCAACAAAATTATCAATTAGCTGCCTGGCGTCTTTAATATTTTTGGCCAGTTTTTCAAGAGAAATAATTTCCTCAATTTTTTCTTTTGAATAACCTTC